CGTAACTGCTCTGCAAAATTGCCCAATCTAAGCACATCTCCGCCTATTCCTGCTATGTTTATATCTACATGTACATAATCCTTTATCTCATCTACCACAGACATAAAATGATCAGCATCTTGTGTCAGTGGATGATAAGTTAGTATAACACTATCCATATACTGTTTTGCTTTACTCCACCACTTTACTGTTCTACTTGCATTAGTGTAAACTATGCTGGTAGAGTTATGCTCACTTATTGTTTTAATTATGTCTTCAAAGCCAGGTATTACAGTTACCTCACCACCTATTAATTCATACTCTGTCTGTTTGTCTAATGCGTTGTAATGCGTAGACAGTCGTTTTATTGCATCTATGTACTGCTGTTTGCTTAACCAGGGCTTAGAACCATCGTGTAAAATAGGCGGACAATAGTCACAAGAGTAATTACATGAGTTACCCATGTTCCATTGTATTCTTATTATATCATTAGTATTTCTGGCGTGNGGACCACGTACAGAAACTAGGTTGGACATTAGAGACCTACATTAACCGTAAAACTTCCCATAGTAACAGAATGCATACATGTTGCTTTTGAACCTACCATTGCGACTGGTGAGCTTGCCTTTCCGGCAAATACTGTGGCTGAAGTACCCAAAATGATTGTGGGTTGAATATGTGGTGCTTCACCATGTGTAGATATCATATCACCTAATGTTGCAATAGGTTTACCTTCTACAAAGACACCAGTAGGCTTGGTGTTCATAATAACACCAGTTCCGACCATATCCATAAATCTTGCTACTTTGGGCATAGTATTATTTATCTACTATGAGTCAGTGTCTTCTAATAATTTTAAATAATCTGTTGAACTGTTTTCTAAAGCCGCATCTACTGATAAGTATTGCTCTCTTAAAATAAACACTTCGTTTGATTTACTAGTAAATGTGTAAGGCACTACTGCTATACTATCCTCAGAAACAACAACTAATCTAGGTTTGTCTAATGTTAAAGTTAAACTTTTTTCATCGAAACCCATTAATGTTGCTATTAATTCAATACCTGCAGTTGTTTTTACTGATACTACTTTTCCTAAACTGTCTGTTAATATGTCTTTGTACATTATAAACTAAAACCTTTAAATGTGTTATCGTCTACGTCTTGTTTGGTACCACCTATAACGTATGATGATATTTCTGTTTCTTGTGGAGCAACTTGTACTGATCCACCTGTAATCCATGCTTGAGTCCAAGGTAATGGATTGGTACCACTATTATATATCTTTTCCTGCCCAACGGCGTGCATTCGTTTGGCCGCAATAAACTCTACATATTGCTTTAATAGTTCTGCATTTAAGCCAATAATACTGCCGTCTTTAAACAAATAGTCTGCCCAAATCTTTTCTTGCTCTACAGCATCAACAAACATTTGTGTACATTCATCATAAGTTTCTTTGCGTATTTTTTCAAAGTCTGGATCGTCTTTTGGTAAAATCTTTAGCATTTGTTGAGTACTTGCTAAGTGAACATTTTCGTCCCTTGCAATCAGTTTAATAATTTTAGCATTACCTTCCATTCTTTTAAGTTCAGCAAAAGCCCAACTACATGCAAAGGATACATAAAAACGTACACCTTCCAATATGTTTACACTCATTATTGCTAACCATATTCTTTTTTTATGCTCATATTCGTCATATGTTTTATAACCCTTATCTCTTAAAAGATTATACTCAATTAGTTTGTCATAATTTTCTGTAATACTATCCGCACAATCACATATTTCTTGTATGTCTAACATGGTATCAAATACTTCTGTTGGATTAGGGTATACGTTTCTAATAATGTGCGTATAACTTCTGCTGTGAATAGTTTCACTAAATGCCCAAGTTTCTATCCATGTTTCTAATTCTGGCAGACTTACTATAGGCAGAAAAGCCAAATTAGGTGAGCGACCTTGTACACTATCAAGTATAATTTGTCGCTTTAAATTACTTGTAAATATATGTTTCTCAAAGTCAGTAAGGTTTTTAAAGTCAGTGGCATCTTTAACAATATCTACTTCCTCAGGTCTCCAAAAGAAACCTAATTGCTTATCTGTGAGTTTATCAAATAGTTTATACTTTAGGGTATCATATCGTTGCACCACAGGTCCGCCTGAAGGGTCTAAAAACATAGTAGCCTTAGTATGGTGTGTTTTATTTTTTGTATCTAGTACCGTCATATTTTACAACTCTCGCAATCTTCGTCATCTATTTCAGTTATGGCAAGGTCATCCTGAACGTCATCTTTATGAATATCAATTTCGCCCTGTCCGTCGTATGTATTATTATAATATAATTGTTTGCCACCGTATTTATAAAACATCAGTATATCTTGTATTAAAACACTCATTGGAACCTTCTCATCTTCATAATGTTCTGGATTATAACTAGTGTTTACACTAATACCTTGGTCAATATACTTTTGCAATACTGCCATAATTTTTAAGTAACCCTGTGGGCTCTTTTGGTCCCATAATAAATCATATTTGTTTTTGTAGTATGGATATCCAGGTACTACTTGTTTCAGTACACCATGTTTGCTTTGCTTTATACTTACATAACTACGTGGCGGCTCAATACCATTTGTGCTATTACTTATTTGTGCTGATGTTTCAGCAGGCATCAATGCCATTAGTGTACTGTTTCTAATGCCATGTTCTTTTAAATTTACTCTAAGTGTTTTCCAGTCCATACGTTCTTGATGCTTAACTAATTCATCTACATCTTGTTTATATGTTTGGTTAGGAGTAATACCTTTACCATACTTTGTCTCCATATTTTTAGGACATGCACCCTTTTCCTGTGCTAATTCATTACTTGCATTAATAAGTCCGTAACTCCATGCTTCTGCCCATTCATCAACTAGTTGTAAATTTGGCTGTTGATAATTTGTATCATTTTTTACTAGCCAATATGCAAAGTTAATAATACCAATACCTAATGGGCGTCTATTCATTGTACTAAGCTCAGCGGCTAAGATAGGATACTCTTGATAATCTAATAGCTCATCCAATCCTCTAACTGCTAAATTACTTACTTTTTGCATTTCAGTTAAATCTTTTATGACTCCCCAATTTACAGCACTTAATGTACACAAACTAATTTCACCTTCTGGGTCATTAACATCTTTTAATGGCTTAGTAGGTAAATCAATTTCACAGCATAAGTTACTTTGTTTGATTGGTGCTACATCTTCATCAAATGCTCCATGTGTGTTAGCATGGTCAACATTCATTAAGTAAATTCTTCCTGTGTCCTTGCGTTCTGTAACAAACGAACTGAATAACTCAATAGCAGGAATACTTTTCTTCCTAATACTTGTCATACGTTCTGCCTTTTCATACACTTCTTTAAATTTGTCTTGATCTTGGAAAAAGGAATCATATAAGTCTGGTACATCTTGAGGGCTAAACAATGTAATGTTTCCACCTGTAATAAGTCTCTCGTACATTAGTTTATTAAACTGTACACCATAGTCCATATGACGTACTCTGTTGTCCTCTGTGCCTTTATTGTTCTTAAGTACTAATAAGTCCTCTACTTCCAAATGCCATATAGGATAGTATAATGTAGCCGCTCCGCCTCTTACTCCACCCTGTGAGCATGACTTAACTGCTGACTGGAACATTTTGTAAAACGGAATAACGCCTGTGTGCGTTGCATCGCCACTTCTAATTTTAGAGCCAACAGCTCTAATACTTCCAGCACCAATTCCAATACCTGCTTTCTGGCTTACATACTTTACAATACTACTACTGGTTGCGTTAATGCTGTCTAAACTGTCGTCTGTTTCAATTAATACGCAACTACTAAATTGTCTTTGTGGAGTTCTAACACCTGCCATAACTGGCGTAGGCAAGGAAATTTTAAATGTACTAATAGCATCATAATATGCTTTTACATAGCTCATTCTAGTTTCTGCAGGATACTTGCTAAACAATGTTGCCGCTATCATCATGTATGCTACTTGTGGTGTTTCAAATATCTCACCTGTACTTCTATTTTGTACTAGGTACTTGCCACGGAATTGTTCCATAGCCGCATAGGTTAATACTTCGTCTCTTTCATGCTTAATATATTCATTTAATATATCTATTTCTGCTTTAGTATATAGCTCTGTAAACTCTGCATCATAAAACCCAGCATCAATATTATTTTGGATAATATCGCACAAACATGGAGGCGTAAATGTATTGTATACTTGTTTACGCAAATGATAATTAATTAGCCTACCTGCTACATATTGATAGTTTGGCGATTCTTCTGAGATAAGATCAGCGGCACTTTTAATAAGTGTCTCTTGAATATCTTCTGTAACTATTTTATCAAAGAATTGAATTTTAGAATTAATTTCTACTTCACTTGCACTTACACCTGAAATATCTTCACATGCATACATTACCACTTTGTGTAACTTTTCTATATTTAAATCTTCTAGTGTGCCGTCTCTTTTCTTAACTTGCATGTGTGTTTGTTCCTAAAATTCTGTATTGTAAAGTAATATTTATCGCAGAATAATTCTACTATATAACTGTATTAAAGTCAATAAGAAAGTTTATTTTTGTCTAATTTATGTATTTGGAATATAGTGGCATTATCTTTAACAAATTCCCAACTTTCAATTTTACCTGAAGTAAAATTATAAACATTATCTCCTTCTAGAAGTACTATTCCTGAGTCTCCGTTTATGTTATTACTTATCACTGGAAAGTATAATTCTTCACTAGTAATGAAACCTTTATTAATTAGTGTAGTAGTAAGCAATAATGTAACTCCTGACTGGCATAAGTACCCTTCTGATATAATCTCAAATGGACTAGGCCAACTTTTAGGAGTATAGTAATCTAAGTAACGGGAAAGTATTTTGATGTCACGAAATTCATTAACAAGAGCATCTGCAGACAAATAATTTTTTTGTCTTATCTCTCTCCAAATTCGTAATCTATCTGATGCGTTATGAGTCTTTAAAAACATCAATCATTATGTTAAAGGTGCATTCCATTTTCTAACAATATATTTCATATTACAAGACTGGTTCACACTACTGATTGCTGTTAATGTTAATACACTACTGGCCACATTTGCAGTAAACTGAACATTACCTGTCACAGTACCAACTGCTTTATCTGTACCATAGTCCTGTAGGACTACGTCTGCCGGATTTCCTGCTCCATAGTCATAACTTGATAATTGTAATAGTCCAACTTTTCTGTATAAGTTAGCACCATTTCTAAAATCTAAACTGTAGTCTATTACAAAAGTATCGTATGATGCCATATCAAATGTTTTAATATTTGTATTTCCACTTGCTGGGACACTAGCAGTTTCTGTGGTGTCATATGATACGTCAGGTAATCCACTTGCGGCACCTTCGGCAGTCTGTAATTGTATATTATTTTTAACGTTAGTTAAACCACGTGAAGTTACTGCTAAACTTCCTAATCCACCTGCGCCTGGCGTATTATATATACTGTATTCAAAGTATAATTTATTTACTAATGTTGAGAAGTTTCTGGCTTCTTCATTACTATTAAAAGATATTTCAGTTCCCTCTGTATTAGTATTTAAAGTGTAACTTCCTATAGTTGCTACTGCGGCTGGTGTTTCTGTGTATTCCTGATTTGTATCTACTGATTCAAATAAACTAAGTGCAGGATCTATCATTGCATCATATAAAAAGTCTTCTAGTTGTGCTTTTACTGTGGCATTTGCTCTAGTATATGACGTTGGTGTAAGCTCTAATTTTGCTAATGTACCACCATTTTCATGCAATGTAAAGTTTGCTGGTGTACTGCTCTGTGAAGACTGGTGTGTAAAGTAAACCTTTGTAGAAGATACTTGATTACCTGTACTAGCATTATACTGTGGTAATAAGTTTAAACTTG